CGGGTATAGGTGCGCACCGTGGCGATGCTGCTCTCATCGAAGACCGGCAAGTCCTCGATCACATAGTCCTCGCGAATGAGCTGCAGGGTTATCTTGCCAGTCGCTGGGTCCTGGTAGAGCACACCGTTGATCTGCCGGAGTATCTCCTCAGTGACCGTCTTGCCATCGCTGGCGGTGGAGAGCACGAGGCTCATCCCCAAGCCCTCGTCGGCCAGCGTGTTGGCGCAGGCTACCAGTGAGCTGCTGTCCACGTCACTGGGGTCGATGTCCAGGCCGCCCCAATCGGACGTCAACACCTGGTAGAGGCACTCGCAGGGATTGAGGTCCTCACCAATGATGTTGACGTCCGACGACAAGCCGAGGCCGTTGGTGTATCGGCTCAGCTCGAAGGTGATCGGCCTCAGCTGGGCTGACGTGCCAATGTAGTTGCGCTCGAAGACGATGTATGCAACGCCGACATAGGCTGGCGTGCCGTTCGGACAGACACCGTCGAGGTAGGCGTTGATCGGCTGGGTGAACGAGCCGTCATAGAAGGAGAATGGGCCGCTCCACCCACCTCCCTGGGCATCTCCACCCCACATGTTCGGCTTGTCGATTGTCCCAGTGCTGACTCCACCAAGATCGCCGGTCCATACCGCGTCCTTGTCGAAGAAGATGGAGAGAAGACGCACTCCTGGCCCGACACAGAGCCCCATGGCGATGCCCAGGAAGTACTGGTAGCCGACGATGACCTTCTTCGATGAGAACATGCCGGTCTTGACCGTCTGCTTCATCGTGTGCCAAGTGAAGTCGCCATACCAGAGCGAGTTCGGGCCGTTGAGCTTCACCCTGCCAAGGATGAGCGGGATTGGGTCGCCCTCGGAGCTGTGAGGTGCCTGCACGCCATCCAGTGAGCCACGGCGCGCGTTCTCGGTGTTCGGCTTCGGCGACAGGAACGCCGTGACCAGGAAGCTGATGACGAAGAGGGCGAGGGCGAACCAGATCAATTCAGTGACCCCACGAACGGATTGTCTGGGTTGATGTAGGGCTGCCCACCGAAGTTCACCTTGTTGTTGAACTTGGTATCGCACGTCGTGTAGGAGTGGTCGCAGCCGGCGTAGAGGGTGACCGTGTCACCTACCTGCATGTCGAAGAATGGGAAGCTCACAGTGATGACGTTGACCGAGTTGCCAAGGCAGAGGCGGCGCTCCCCAGTCCTGTTGTTCACGACCTCGCCGGCCACCATCTCCGCGTCGTCGAAGCCGTCGTCATTCACCTCCAGCGTGATATCGTTGTAGGTCAGCACGGTCGCCGTGTTGGCGAAGCTGGCACGGACGACCTTGCAGCGACCATCAAAGAGCACGAAGTTGCACTGAGACTGCCAGTAGCAGGCCGGGATGTCACCCTGCAGCGAGCGGCTGAATATGCTTGGCACCTGCAGCTTTGCTTCTCGACCCTCGATGGTGAAGCTGGTGACCTTGCCCTTCCACATCAGCACCCAGTCGGTGCCGAGGCTGGAATCACGATGCACGCGCCTGATCTCGCAGTCTAACCTCGGCGGGGACGCGGCGTAGGCGTAGTCCAGCACAGCCTCAGCGTCGAAGGGAAGTGTGATCTCCAGCGTGAGGGTATCGTCAGACTGCGTGCCAGCCTGGAGCTCGCCGCGCTTCAGCGCCACCGGGTCATATGTCTCGCCATTCACGATGACCTGTTGATCGCAGGATGTGTAGCGATAGGTACGGAACGAGCCAATGAGCTTGTAGCACTCAATCGGCTTGCCGCTAGCGACGCTTAGCTCGAAGTCATTGTAGCTCATGCGTCGATCGTCCTTATATTGATCTCGATGACCGTCGAGAGATGGTCATGATACAGGGTAACGCGATCGGAGTTAAGCCTCGTCACATTCAGGAAGCTGATCTTGTTGATGGTGGAGCCGGCCTCTGTCACTCCGAAGTTGGTGTCCAGCTCTAGGAGCGTCGTCCCGTCAGGCTGATCGGTAGAGCTGATCACCTTTCTCCAGATGATGCCCTCATCAGTCTCAATCTGCAGCCGTCGATAGGTATTCGCTGGGTAGTACAGAGAGGTGTAGTCGGCCGCGTCGACGATCAACTGGGATGAACCGATCTCTGGCTGCTCATGCAGCGGAAGGTCCGAGCGCCATGTTGGCATGAGGAAAGGCGTCTGCTGACCGAAGAGCTGACTCATCAGGTCACGCCAGTAGTCCATCTCAACCGGCTGCAGTCGCCGCTGGATCAGGAACTGGCGGGTGCCACTGACAAAGGTATGCTCCCAGCTATGCTTGATGTCCTCGACACCGCTCTCGCTATCGATGATCTCATACCCTGAGCTGAATATCTCGGTTACGTCTGCGTTCGCCAGAGGCCGGCGGTTGAGCACGATGTACCCATCAAAGCTCGTGATCGCCGCCGTGCTCCCTGGGCGTGAGAACTGTGCACGGGCGGTGAGGACCTCTGACTGAACCGTGATCTTGCCTGTAACCTTGGTCATGCTCAGACCAGTGTTGTCGAACAGTCTGCTGGTGAACGCTGGCGAGACCACGAGCCCAGAGCGAGCGGCCTGCACTAGCGGGCTGGTGAGAGTGAGACCGTCCGTGTCGACGGTCTCAATCTTCACGAGGAACGCTGACTCGTCATGACCGTCTAGCAGGATGGCGTAGTCACCATCCCTGAAGTCGCTGAGCGATGTATCGAGATATAGCTTCGTGTCACCGATCGCCGCGCTCTGCAGCAGCTCGGTGGCATATTGGTAGTAGGGCAGCACGATGCTGACTGGAAGGCTCTTATACCAGCGATTGTATTGCCGACGCCGCTCAGCGTCGCTCTCCAGTAGGAAGCTGTAGGTCAGTCCGCGACGAGGTGCTGCTCGCAGGGCGACCCGTTGCTCCTCGCCGTTGTAGCTGATCATGATGTCAGTCAACCAGTCCCAGGTCTCGGTGACAGGAGGGTCCGGGATCATCTGCACGAAATCGGCGATGACCGCCTGGAAGTAGAACAGGCTGTCCCCGTAGTCGAAGAAGAAGTGATAGGTGGCGCTGACGTTGATTGGTGCGTCGGGACCGATTGTGATGTCCACCTGCCTATACTCGATCTCCTTGAAGATCGAGGGAGGTGTGACGCTCAACGTCAGGCCATCAGTATCGACCTCGGTGATTGTCTCCAGTGTATTGTGCCACGGGAAGGCGTTCCAGATGTGGAAGGGGATTGGCACGTTGAGCTGGGGGTTCTGGACGCGCAGCGTCATCGGGAATACCCAGATGCGATAGTAGTAGTCACCACCACTCCAAAGCACGAGGCAGCCATTGAAGTCGGCCAGTGGTGTCATGTCAGGAATGAAGCCATTGACTGTGGCTGGGTCAGCTACTCCGTACTCACCAAGCGGCGAGGCAGTTGTGGGGGTGTCCGGCTGGTATAGTCCTCTCCACGTCGCCACCTGGTTACCAGCGCTCGCGCCAATGGGTGAGGTGATGAAGCCACCACTTGTGCCAATCGACCATTGAAGATCGACGTATGCGTCATACGTGCTCATAGGGTCTTCTTGTAGGCAAGGCCGACGACGTTGGTGTTGAGGTACTGAAGTGGATCAACACCATCGAAGGTGTTGTTCTGGGAGCCCTTTCGCTTATAGGGGAACACCTGCCATACGTCTGAGCCGAAGACAATCTCCTGCCCAGGGTTGAGGTTGTCGATGTTGCATAGCCTGACGTCAGGTAGCTCTCCGAGATAGGAGTGGAGACCACCTTGCGTATAGATGCAGGGGATTGGGCTAAGTGGAACACCACCAGTCACTGGCTCGTTGGCGTAGGCGAGGGTGTAGTCCAGTATCCAACCACTGGCGTTAGCCTCATGGTATGAGATATTGTTGCCACGTGTCAGCACCTTGAGGAAGGAGTTGGTGGCAAACGCGCCATTGGTGAAGCCATAGGTGCTATCAACAACATCGTCTGGTAGAAATATCTGCGCTGATCCACCCTCGAAGAATGTCCCACATATATGCAGGCCACTGGAGAAGTCATTCGGTGCGTAGCCACTGGATATTGAAGAGGAGTTTGGCCAGAAGATGTAGTTGCAGCCTACGAAGAAGCCGACGTCTGGATGAGACTTGCCCTTCTTGTCGATGTTGCCGAATGAGAAATGAGTATATTTGTCAGCGCCAGATTGAACCACAACATGGATGTAGCTACCCGTGCTGTCCGAGTAGAGCCATACATTTGCGAATGGGCCGACAAGGTCGTTGATGTCAACCGCGTCGATGTCATTGAATGTTGTGACGATGGAGCCAGGGTGGCCCCAGTAATGTGTATTGCCAGCGGTTAGTGAGCTCCCAAGAGCGCCGACAATCATCGCGTCTGGAACTGTCCCACCATTGATAAGATCATTCCTATTGAACAGATTTGCATCCGCTGTGTCAGCAGAGTTCCTTGTTGAGCCAATGGCGAGATGACAGCTGCCCTTCTCTATGCCGAGCTGACCCTTCGAGGAGATCGAGTCATAGACGACAGTCCAACCCTGACCAGTCGCGAATGACTTGATGATGGACAGGAGGTCGCGCCAGTCCGAGGATGAGGTCTGTTGAAATGCCATGACTAGATGTCCTCCACGGCGAAGAAGTCTCGACCAGTGGTCCTGAACACATTCTGGAAGAGCTTGAATGAGCGAGAGCCAGCTGTGATCGTCTGCTCAGAGGAGCGGCCAAAGCCAGGGACTGCGAAGGCACCATCTAACGCGCCGACAACGGCCAGCGCTCCAGGGTCCATCAGGTGGCATTGGAAGACAGGCACCTCACCACCTTGGGTCGGCCTGATGTTGCTGATACCTTCTCCGTTCCAGTCTGTGAAGGCGTAGCCGGCAGCGCAGCGTGGAGTACGGTGAGGCCACAAGACAGCATTAGCACCCGAAGAGGTGTTATAGGGTGGATTGGAGTTGGAGGCGTAGCTATTCGACACATTAGCCCAGGAGGACGTGGCTCGCCTGCGATAATACGCGGCGCCATCTCCTGGGTCTATGAACATGCGATTGCGTACCAAGGCACCATTGTACGCCTGCAGGAGAGGGTAGCTCGTGCTGATGAACAGAGGGAACGGGTACTCTGACGGCAACGCGAGTGGCAGGAAGAAACCAGCATACATACTCTGGTAGATTGTCGCCATCTTCGCGACGATGATGACCCGTCTGTCATTGGCCCAGAACCAGTAGTCAATGCTGTTCTGCCACGTGTTGAACCACGAGCCAGGGCTCACGCTGTCCTGCAGCATGAATATCTGAGAACTGTCAAATCCAATGGAGCCAACGACCTTCCAGCCATAGTACCCATTCGGCACGTCATGACCGCTCTGGAAGCCCAGGTAGACCTCGCGGCCGGCGCCGGCTCCAGGGCCACGCACCCAGAGCTCCGCGATATCGGTGAGGCTGGCCGGTGCTGTCCAGCGAAGCTGCGTCCAGCCGACTGTGCCAGTCAGCCATGTGCGTAGCTTGTCGAGCAGGTCATGATAGTCTGTCGCGGTACCTGTCGTCTTCATGAGCGAGCTCCAATTACTTGCCGCACCGTGTTCGGGTTGCGGGTGATAGCATTGAGAATGACCTTCTCACCCTCGGGCGACGACATGGCGTTGACCGCCTCCATCGGGTCTGTGATATTGACTATCTTCACGCCGACACTGGCGGCCGGCGAGGCGGCCTGCTGCTGGGACGGGGTCTGAACCGTGACCCTCTCACCAGGAGTGACCTTGAAGGCCGCCAGCTGGCTGTCCGTGCCGCCGGAGCCACCAACGGTGAACGAGCCGCCCCCAGCGAAGCCCCATAGGCTGCCTAGGGCGCCCAACAGGCCGACCCCAGTCTGTGCCCAGCCGCCGGCTCCAGAGCCCTGAGGGCCAGAGTGGACCGGACCGCTACCACCTCCGAAGCCACCGATGAGCTCGGCAAACAGCTCGTTGGTGGCGAGCTTCAGCAGCTGGCCGGCGATGTCGGAGAACAAGCTATCAACATTGAGCTTGCCGGTCTTTGCGAAGTTGACCAAGGCGTCCGTGGCGTCGTCAAACGCGCTGACGATGCCATCCCCGACCGTCTTGGAGAGGTCGTTGGAGCGTGCGGCGATCTGAGCCAGCCCGTTGAGGATGCCACCTTGCAGTGTATTGCTCGTCGCGGTGAGGTCCACCGCTAGCTGGCGCATCGAAGTGTTGTACTGGTCAAGGGTGATCTTGCCCTGTGCGAACAGCACGTTCAGGTCCTGCTCTCGCTGCAGCAGGTCCTCCTTCGGGCCGTTGATCTCCTGCAGCAGCTGAGCCTGTCGCTGAAGGGCCTCGTTCTGCTGGGTGAGGGTGGTGATCTGAGCGGCCTCGACTGGCGTCAGCTGGCGGCCAAGCTGGGTCTCCAGCTGCAGGATCGTGGCGCGCGCAGTGCGCTCCTTGACGTTGGTCTGGAGCAGTGTGTTCTGCGTCTGCAGGCCGACGATCACATCGTTGATGGCCTTCTGGTCCTGCGCCGCGAGCAGCTCGTCGGTCTTGGCCTTCACCAGTGCGATCTCGGTGGCCGTGAGCTTGCGCTTCAGCTGGTCCTCAAGCTGGTACTGCGCCTGCATCTCCGCCTTGGCGCGCACATTCAGGTTGGTGAGGCTGATCTCCTGGTCCAGCTGCTTGTTGTAGTCCTTGAACACCTGAGCGTCCTGCAGCGTCTGAATGTGCTGCGCCACCACGGTGAGCTGCTGCTTCTCCGCGTCGGTGAGCTTGCGTCGCAGGCCCTCCTCGACGCTGAGCACGGCCTTCAGCACCTCGCGGGACCGCTCGTCCTGCTGCAGCAGCGTGACCTCGTCCTGGAGGTTCTTCAGGTAGTCAGCGAAGGTCTTCTTGCCAGTCTTCTCGTCCGGGATCGGAGAGCCCTTACCGGCGTTGTTGAGCGACGCGCGGGCCGCCGCCTCTCGACGCAGCCGCTCGGTGTTCTCGATTGCCCGCTCCTGGGCGATGTCGTCGCCGCGATTGAGTATCTTGTTGATCTCGTCACTGGCACCACTGTAGTCAAAGCCCTGCTTGAAGGCGTCGCCGATGGACTTGCCAAGGTTGCTGCCACTGGCGGCGGTGCTCTGCTGCAGCTGGCCAAGAGATACCTGGCTGATGGAGCCGGCTCCGGCGAAGCTCGTGACCTTGTTCACCGCGCCGATGATGGTGTTGACGCCGCTCTCCACCAGCTTGATGGCACCATTCATGGCGCTTGTGAAGATTGACTCAAAGGCGGCTGGCAGACCATTCCAGATCGCCACCACCGCGTTGTAGGCGCCACGAAAGAGGCCGATCACTGTATCGAGGTAGCGGCCGTACAGCTGCAATATCCCGGCGATGGACAGGTCCAGGCCACTGAACAGCTGGGAGGCCAGCGTGTAGAGCGTGCCGAAGTTCTCCTTGAAGAACGAGGCCAATGAAGACAAGCCTGACTTGATCTCCTCCCATGTGGCCACGGCGATGTCACGCAGGGTTGCGAGGTGACCCTGGCCGATGCTGATCTCGTCGGAGAAGGCGGCGAGCAGGGCGATCGTGGTCGTGATCACGACGATGATGGCGCCCAGAGGGTTGCTGGCGATGGCGAAGGTCAGCAGCTTGATTGCATTGGTGACCTGGGGAATGACGACGCCCAGGAGGAGGAAGCTGGCGGCGAGGGCACCTACCGAGCGGGCGATCGGGTCGATGTTGTGGGCGATGGCGAGGAGGGCGTTGGCGAGCGCTGTGGTCGCGCCGCTACTGGTGGCGACCTGACCTACGAACTCGACCACGCTGTTCTTCAGCACGGTGAAGCCCTGGCTGATCGTCGGGATCGTCTTGCCGAACTTCTCGTTGATCTCCTGGCCGCCCTGGGTGAACGCCTCGATGATGTCCTTGGCGGTGATCTTGCCCTCGGCGCCCATCTGGCGCAGCTCGCCGCGTGTCACCTTGAAGTGTTCAGCAATCACGTCGCCGACAGTGGGGATGTCCTCAAGGACCGCGCGGAGGTCCTGGCCCTGCAGGCGGCCGGCGGCCATGCCCTGCGACAGCTGGATCATGCCGTTGGTCGCGGTCTGAGAGTTGACTCCTGACAGGGCGATGGCCTTGTTCAAGTTCTCAGTGAACTTGAGAAGATCATTCTGCGAGATGCCGAGCGCCTTGGCCGACAACGCCACGCGGGTGTAGGTCTCGACAGTGCCCTCGTATGACTGCCGCGTCTTGTTGGCGATGTCATATAGCGCCTGATTGACCACCGTGAGCTGCTGCACACCGTCCGTGACGATGCGAATGCGGTTCTGAATGTTGGTGAAGGCGTCTGCCAGCTCGATCAGCTCGCGGATGGTCGCGGCGATGCCTAGGCCGACGAGCGCGTTCTTCAGCAGGTCCAGCGCGCTCGCCGAGTTGCCAGCCGCCGTGCCGATGTCTTGAATGTTTCGGACGACGGTGCGACTACCATTCTCACTGACAATGATCTGAATGCGTTCAGTTGCCATCTGTCACTCGCCAGTTGCGTATCGCAGCGGCTGCTCGCTGCACTGCCTGCTGAACGAAGCCGGCTGGCGCCTGCGCCGACGAACCCTCATTCAGCCTGCTGATGTAGGGGACATTGTTGGTGATGTAGACGTCCTGGCCGTTCGGCTGTCGCGCTGCCACCTCGACATTCGCCTGATCAATGGTCTGCTGGGGGCTCGGGAACGAGACCCATGTCTCGTCTCCCACCTGATCGTCGCTCGGACCTCCCAAGGTGACCAGCCAGTTGGAGCGCGCCCGGCCCGTGTCGACAGGGGTGGCGAGGACCACCTCGCGGACAGCAGCAATGGCTGTCTGCCTGACGATCAGGTTGACTGTCTGCTCGATCCGCTGACCCCTGGCGCGCATCCTTAGGGCGAAGGCGCCGAGCTCGTTTGTGGTATTCGCCGCCACGGCTAACCTCGCTTCCTCGACCTGAACTCCCTGTAGGCGAGGTCCATCTGGTGAATGTGATGAAACATATCGTCTTTCTGGTCGTCGACGATCTCAAGTCTCTCACAATAGTCCCAGATGGCCGCCCACGGGATCATCCCCTCCTCCATGCCGACCGGCCGGGCCGCGTGGAGCTCGAAGAATGCCTCGATATAGAGCTGCAACCCCAGCTCTAAGACAGGCGCGTTCGCGAGCCAGGACGGCATGGGTGTCCGCTCGCGAAAGCACTGCCTTATGACGGTTTGCTCATGAGGTCCGTGCTCCAGGGTATAGAGCAGGACCTCCCTTAGTTTTTTGCTTCGGTCTCGCGGATCGACTGCCGGAAGAGAGCAGACTTCTGAGCCTGCTCCTGGATGTCCTTGTAGAGGTCAGGCAGCAGCTTGAACGTGGCGAGCACGTTCTCCTTGTTGAACGGCAGGAGCTCGCCGCCGTCTGGGTTCTCGATACCGACATTCCAGACAGCGTTGGGACCATCGATAGACCGCGTCTCCCAGTTGAGGATGACCGCCTCAGCGAAGGTCTCCTGCATGATGGCATCAGCCTTGCCGGGGTCCATCGTCTCGGTCTGCAGCGCGCGGCGGAAGGGTTTGGCCTTGGCGTCGAGCACGCGCTCGAAGCGCTTGTTGGCGCCACCCGCGCGGGCGATGGTCACACGAAAGTCACCATAGTCCAGCACGATACCCTTGGTCTCGAGGTTCTCGTCTGTCTTGAACTGTGCATACATTGACATTGGAAGGTTCCCTGCAGAAAGAAGAGCGGGAGGGTCATTTCCCTCCCGCTCTTCTTTCTATACGTCAGCAACTGACGGCAGGTAGTCAAAGAATGCCATGAGCAGGGTGTAGTCCAGGTTGGCGTCGATCTTGGCCGCCGTCGCCGCGTCCATGGTGAGCGGCAAGGTGATGGGCTTGTCCTGCTCGACAGCGAGACGACCGTCGCCCAGGGCGACCAGCGGCAAGTCATAGATCATGCCTGAGTTGTTCTTCACCAGGGCGAAGTGGAGGGTCACGTCCGCGTTGTTACGAACCGCCGCCACAGCCGTGACGTCCGAGAAGTAGGCGGTCACCGTGGCCGAGACCTCGAAGGTGCCAGCGGTCACGTCAAACGCGCCGAGGACCGCCACCGCCTTGTTGGGCACCACGTTGTTCTTGATCGTCACCGCCATGTCAGTGACGAACGCGAACAGCGGGGTCGGCGCCTCTTCACCACTCACCACCTGGGCAAGCTTGATCATGGAGAAGTCAGAGCTGGTATTGAACGCGTCCGCGTCCTGGATGGTCGGTCGCGTACCCGCCTTCACACCAGTCGCCGCGTCCACCTGCGCGTTGTCTGTCGCCACGAAGGACAAGTCAACGTCGATCTTGGAGGCCTGCTTGATGTTGACGGTGAACTCGTCAGCGATGGCGCCGACAAGATACTCGGCCTGGATTTGTGTCGGATTGGCGTCGTCGGGTGCGCCCAGGGTGCGCTCGATGTTGTAGCTTCGGCGCTTGACCAGCGTGCCGGTCTCGTTCTTCAGCACCCGGCCGAGGAAGATTTTCACCGTCTTGCCAGTGCCAGCGTCGGTGATCATGTCGAGCAGCGACTTGTCAAACTCGATCTTGTGAGCCGCCACGGAGCGCACGCGCTTGAAGCCATTGTTGGCCGCCGTTGCGAAGCTGGTTCCAGCCTCGTCGCCACCGATGAAGACCCACTCGCCTGGGATGACACCGAGCTGGGTGAGGTCCTTGGTGGTGGAGGTGAGAGCCGGGATCGAGCCACTGGCGTCGATCGCCAAGTCACCGCTGGCGCCCTCGTAGCCGATCACAGTCACCTTGGCAGCGGCCGGCGGCGAGGCCTCGTCGGTGAGGTTCTCGACGGTGGCGATGGAGGTGTTGGCGACCACTGTGGCGATCGTCTTCACGCCATTGTTGTTGGCGATGGCGTGGCCGGTCGAGAGGATGAGGTCGTTGACATGGAACTTCGTGGTGTCAGCGATGGCGTAGGTATCGCCAGCGGTCGCCACCGCTGTCGGGTGCTGCTCACCCTTGCGCCGCAGGTCCGCGAACATGAAACCCTGCAGGATGTCCTGCATGTTGGTCTGCGTGAGGTCTGTGTTCAGACCACCGCTGGCGTCAAAGTCCGTGGTCACACCCTTCTTACGCTGGCGAGAGGGGTTGATCGGGTTGCGGGCGATGGTCGTGACCTTGCCACCGAAGTCCTTGTAGCTGTTGGGCTCCAGTGGGTTCCATACCGGGCTACCAGGCAGGATACCAATGCTGACCTCCTCGGCGTACCGGAGGCCAGTGATGTTGCTATCAATCTTCTTGACGGCGGTCATGGTCTATCTCCTATCACTTTACCTCGTCGTACTCGAAGTCTATCAGCACATTGACCTGGAACCACTCTCCAGACCCACCGATCTCGTTGATACGACAGTTGCGGAACCAAGCGCCGCCAGGGGTAGTCTGCCCCTCGTAGGCGTCTCCGACGATCTTACACAATGGGTCGAGAACCTTCAATCCCGCGCCACGATTGGCGAAGAGCTGCACATGGATGGTGCCGATCCTGGTCCAGCGCTTCTGACCGAGGTGGTCAGGCAGCGTCGACTGCACGCCCTCGCTGTGCTTTATCGTGAACCGAGCCCAGGGAGAGACATTGGCAGGTGGCACACCGCCAAGGTCGTCCCACAGCACCCTCCTGGGTGACCACGCGTCGTTGAACAGCTTTGACAGCTCGTCGCGCGCCTGCTGGTAGGTCATGCTCATGCTGAGAGCCCCACGAAGTAGAGCAGCGTCACATCGGCCGGTCGGAGCTTCTCAACTCCAGTGAAGCCATAGATCGTACCATCAACGGTGACCTCGCTATAGTTCTCAAGGTCATCATCGGTGAACTCTGGGGTCGGTGCCACGATCAAGACAGCCGAGGCGTTCTTGATGAAGTCGCTATCGGCTGTGGTCAAGCCCAGCAGCACGGCGCTGGAGGGCTGCACCATGACCGCTGGAAGGGTCACCTGCGCCGCGTAGGGCGCCCTGGCGTCTGAGGGGCCGCGCCAGGGCATATCGGGGTCGGCTGCAGCCGTGGCGAGCTTGCCGAAGGTGAGGGGCCTACCAGCGTCTTGGACCAACCCTAGCGCGTCGGCTGCCAGCTCGGTGTAGTCAATCGCCGCCATGACCTAGCCTCGGATGGCGCCAGCCGGCGCGCAGAGCTGGCGGAGCAGCATGTCAGCGGCTGGGTAGGCCTTGATCGGCTTGACGTTCTGGTCAGCAGCATATGTCTTGTCAGTCTCAATCGGCCCGACCTTCTTGACCTCGGAGACGACCTTGAGGCCGCTGTCGTCCGAGGTTGGGTCAGGCAGCAGGGTGGCTGTCAGGGCTCGAAGCGCGTACTCAGCGGTGGCCTTCTGCAGCTGGACCGGAAGGCCGTTAAAGAGGTCGCGTGGGAAGGCCAGCGCCTGGGTGGTCGTCAGCGGCTGACCACGGAACCGCGAGCTCCACACTGTCTCGATGTAGTCGGTGGCGCGGATGATGGCCTGCTGCTTGGTGGTGTCGTCGCCGGTCCAGGCCGCCACTCCACGATCCGAGAAGTAGCTGTCGGCGAAGGCCGTGCCAACGTAGGCGTTGCTGTCCGGAAGCCCCGTCCCATCCTCAACCGTGAATGACATTGGCGCCTCCCTAGCTGAAGACGCCAGAGGCGATCAGCTGGCGCCTGAAGGATGGGTCGAGCACGTAGAGCGCCACGCTGCCCGCTGGGCAGGAGGCGCTACGATTGATTGTAAGGGTCTGGCCGCGCTCGTGCCAGCCAATCCTGAACTCGGTCCCGGCCGGTCCACCGATGACACCAACGGGGTTGGTGTGGCCGGCGATCGACACCGTGATGTCGTTCTGGGCGATGGCCATGGTGGTGACGATCGCCAGCTTGGCGTTCGCGGGGAGCTGTAGGCCAGTGAGGTGGCCGCCAGCCGCCGCTGAGCCCAGGTTGAAGGGACTGGCGTGGAGGGCGCGAAACGCGGACAGGTCCTGCATCGCACGGCGTCGTCGACATGCGTAGTAGCAGACCCGCTCGTGGCTCGCACTCTCCACGGCCATCTATTAGCCCTCCGAGGGTCGCTGAAACGGCAGCTGCGGCCGAGCGGTGCCACGCGCTGTCTTGCGGCTCATCGCCGCGTCCAGCGCTGACTTTCCACCATTGCTCACACCAGCCTCAGCCATCGCCTGGGCAACGGCCTTGCCGGCGGTGACCTTGGAGGCGCGCAGCCGCTTCTGGCTCTCCAGATAGTCGCGGATGGCGTAGGTGTTGGTGTGGACGTCGCCACGCTTCTCACGAGCCTCGATCAATCGGTCACGCTGGCCGATGAACTTGTCAAGCTCTCGCTTGATCTCGTCGACGCTGGCCTGCCGGATCGCCATCTCCTGCTCGTAGGTGGCGATGGTGGTGTTGAGCTCGGTGAGCTCGTCGGTGGAGGGGTCGGTGACAGGCGCCGGCTTATCCTGGGCTTGTCCCTCGTCCTCGTCCAGCTGGGTGTCCGGCTCGGCCGGCTCGCCATTAGCGCCAGCACCATCGGTTGGAGCCTGCTCAGTGGCCTCGACCTTGGCCACCGGCTCCAGGCTGGGGTGGATGCGAGTGAAGGTCGGCGCCATGGCCGTGAGCTCCTCCCGCGTGACGGTGGCCTTGGCCAGCTTGCTCACCATGTCCAGCGCCGGAAGGCCGTCCTCGGTCCAGTGGAGGTCGGTCGCCGGGTCCAGCTTGGCAAGCGCCTTGTGTACCTGCTTCTCAGTTGCCATCTCTTGGCTCCTATTCGTTGACTACTGCTCAGTCGTCGAGCAGTGTCGCCACCAGCACCTCGACGATGCCGCTGGCGAGGAACGCGACGCCATCGGCGCTGATGTCAGCGTCGTTGATGAGCACGTTGAGGTTGATCTTCTTGCTCGCATCGGTGTTGTCGACCATCGACGCGGAGGCGGAGGCGCCACGTGCGAGCGGCGACACCTTCGCGGTGGCCGCGCCAAGCGCGGAGCTGGCTACCATGTCGACCTCGGTGCCAGACAGCGTGTTATCCGCCGTGGCACCGGAGCCGATGGAGAAGTTGCCGTTGAAGGTCGCTCCGACACTGGCGGAGGCGGTGGACAGCTGCACATAGGCAGCCGCCGCGAGGATCGCGAGGTTGCCCTCAGGCAGGCCGCCAATCACGGCGGTACCCCAGCCGTTGCCGGTGGCGCCATTGACGGTGACCGCCAAGTTCTTAAACGGCAGCTTGATCTTCTGAACGGCCTTGCCCTCGGAGGGGCCACGGCCTCGGCTACGCGGAAGTCCCTTAGTCATGACACATCTCCTTGGCTAGAATGGCCTATCTTCCATGAGAACTAATGTGGGAAGGGCGGGGATTGCTCCCCGCCCTATTGATCTCAGCTCTCGCGGGTGATGAGGCGAGCGATCTTGATCTGCTTGCGCTCCGGGAACACTCTCTGCCAGGAGTTGAGGTTGGCGAGGTTGTTGGAGCTGGAGGCGTTGCTCGGTCCGCCATTCGGGGAGGTGCCAGCGTACTTGTGGCCGGTCGGGTGGATGAGCCACTCGACGCGGTTATACAGCACCTCTGCACCGCCGCCGTTGCCGGCGCCAGGGAAGCGCTGCACCTCGGTCGGCACCTTCGGGGCGCCGATGCCCATGCGGATCGCACCGGGGCCAAACAGCCAAGTGTGGTAGACACCGTTGCTGAAGGTCACACCATCGTCGACGATCACCTCGCGGCCGAGGAAGGTCGGGATGACCACCTGACCGTTGGAGTCAGGGATGAAGTCGATGAGGTTGTTCTTCTGGGCTCGGTTGTAGACCACCGAGTGCATCATGACCATCCGCAGGCTGTCCTGGCTGTCGCCCATCGTCAGGGCGGTGTCCAGGAAGGCCTCGGCAGAGAAGTTGGTGACGCCATCGGTGAAGCTGACACCGCTGATGTCATGCGTCAAGTCACCGGCGACATGCTCCGTGCCGGACGGGGCCGCGTCGTTGTCGGCGAAGATGCCAGTGATCATGGCGACGAAAGCCGCCTGCATGCGCCGCGTCCAGTAGTAGGCCACGCGCTCTGCGATGGACTGCATCGGGTCACGGCCGGCCAGGACGGCAGCGAGGTCGGCGGACGACCAGCTGTTGTTGCGGCTTAGCCGAACCGCGATCTCCTGGCTGGTGCCAGTCTTCAGCGGGTCGGGGTCGACCGTGTTGCCGGTGAACGGATACGGGACCGAGTCAGTCGACACCCGCTCGGCGTCGTTGTCAAGGTCCTTGAAGGACGGGATGTTGTAGGTCAGGCCGGGGCCTGCCAGCAGGCCATCCATGAAGCCATCCCGGACAACCGCGCCGGACTGGATCAGGCGAGCCTTCTGCTCGGTCAGCTGCTGCACATACGGAGTGAAAATTGCGGGGACAATGATGTCCGCGATCTGGGTCGTCGGGCCGGCTGCCATGATAATCTCCTCTTGGCTTGGCTCAAAGTTTTCTCAAACTTCAAGCCTCGCCCCATGGCACTTTGGCTCGAACGGGAATTGGGTGGGACCACCCCAAGGTGATCACTCACCCAATCCTATACTCTCGTGTCAAGCGCGGGACAAGCCCGTCACTTCTTGGCGGCTGGTCTCAGGCCGCCGATCGTCGTGCCAGCGGCGCGGGCCATCTGCTCGGCCTTGGCTGGGCTCTCAGCGTGCATCCTACCCTGCTCGGTGAGGTTCCAGTGCTCCGCTGAGAATGGGTTGTTGGCGAAGCTGCCACCTTGCCCACCCTTACCGCCGCCACCATTGCTGGGCGGCCACCAGTGCGGCCGCTTCTGCTGCATCTCGGTGAGGAACACATCGGCGCTGACACCGGGGGTGACACCAACGCCGTCCTTGGTGACGACCTCGCCGGCCTCGTTGAGTTCGAACATACGCTCCGCCAGCATCAGCACGTCGTCCACGGCGGTGTCGATAACCTTGGACTTGAGGGCGGCGGCTCGCACTGAGTCATGGATCGTACGACGCTTCTCGGCCTGCTCGAAGGTCTCAATCTTGGCGGCTGCCTCAGCGAGCTGCGTCTTAAGGGTGTCGCGCTCTCGCTCGACAGGCGCCAGCTTGCCCTTTACCCGGCCCTCGACGATGCCGTTGATCTTCTCATCATCGATCTTGCCAGCGGCGGCTGCCTCCAGCTCCGGGTACTTGTCGAGCAGCGCCTGCACATCCTCGGCCGTCCGGCCGGCGAGCAGGGTATCGAGCGTGGTCTTGATGGTGCCGTGCTTCTTCTTCTCGTCCTCCAGCGCGCGGCTGACGCGCGCCACATCCGCGTCGGTGCGGATACCCTCGATCTTGGCGAGGTGGAACTTGCCGCCACGCTCCTCGAAGAGCTCGCGATGCGGCTCCGGAATTTCGTCTTGAGTGTCGTAGATTGCCTTGATGCCAGGCATGAGAGGTGTCTCCTTGTCAATCGCCGGACGCCCATGCGTCCTGTCACGATCCTGGACCCAAGCCCAGGGAGAGCGAGCGTGGCTCGTCAGGGCGACGCTCGCTCTCATTTCTTTCTCGGATCAGGTCAGGCCGGCTTGGTATATTCCATCGGCTTGACCTCGATCGTGGCGTTGCTGAGAATGTAGCTGTTGGAGCTGCCATCCCACAGGTGGCCCTGCGCCTTGACATAGACGCCCATGTTGTCACCCATGTGAGCGATGGAGGCACGGATGAAGTCCTTGACAGCCAGCGGCAAGACCTTGTCCTGGTCGAGGACAGCCGCCGCGTCGTCCTTGCTCGCAGCGACAAACTCACGGTGGAAGCTCATGTCAATCTCCTTTGTCAATATTCGTCTGGGTTGAGCCCAGCAGCAATGAACGCGCTCCGCTCACGCTGGGCAAGCTCGTGGAGCGTCAGCTCGTCGCCCTGCCTGTTGACAAAGCGGTCGAGTGGTAGGTCACCCTTGCGGAACAAGACGCCCTTGGTCTTGCCGAGCACGTCGTCCTGGAACTCCGCGCTCTGACCCTTCAGCCAGTCGTTGTAGCTGGTGGCGGCTGGCACCGTTCCAGTCATGGCTCTGATCTGCTGGCGGGCGAAGTCGTCGAACGAGCCCTTGTGACCAAAGGGTAGGTCATCACGGCTCTTCGGCACCTCATCCAGGCCCTCCTGCTCCGCGTACTGGCGCAGCAGCATGCGCTGGGTGGTAGGCTTGGCCGGCCGCTCCCCGAGCGGCTGCTCCAGCAGCACAGGCACACGGAGTGAGCGACAATTCCAGTGCAGCGGAGGCCGAGGGCCAGCGCCGACGTCATAGAGCTTGCCATCATTGGCGCGGCAGATAGGCGTCGTGCGGCTGTCCAGCGTCGCGACGAATTGCTCCTGACTGATCAGATCGCTGTTGGCCTTGATGAAGTCATCACGCGCCTCAGAGCCTACATAGTTGACCATGGTGCGGGTGATGGCCTCGGCCTGTCGCCGTGTGATCTCTGTGACGCCGTCGATACCATTCAGCCGCGCGGTGCCGACAACCCTTGCGGCGATCTGCGCTGAGCTCTCACCCTGGACCATGCCGACCCGCACCGCGTTGGCGATGCGAGCGAGGTCGTCGGCCTGGATGGAAGCTGCCCACTGACGCAGCGTGCGACCCTCGAAGGGCTGGCTCTTGACGATGGCGGCGAGCTGAGCAGCGGCTGGGATCGCCATGTCCAGCACGACAGGGGCTGATACCCTGATCATCTGCGCGATAGACTCAGGCTCCTGGTTAGCGATGGACAGCGCCTCGGCCACCCATGCCTCGTCGACCTGCGACCATGCCTTGGTGCGGGTATTCTTGATGATGCGAAGAACGCTGTTCATGCGGTTGACAGAGGCTGGCGTCTCCAAGCCTCCCATCCCCTGCAGACGATCCCTGATCTGCCGAGCGATGTCGTCCTCGGTGGCGTTGAGCAGCGCGGTGATCTTGTTGCGGATGGAGCCTGACAGGCGGAGCAGGTATATCTGATGCCGGACGAGCGCGTTGAAGAGCTCCTCGTTCGCTGTCCCTGGCTCTGGAAACTGGATGGCCACTACTGCTCTCGCTTCATGTCAGCTCTGATCTGCTCGATTGTCCTGCCATCATCTGCTCGGAAGCGGTAGCAGAAATCACATTCCCCTTCGTTGATGTCCTCTTCACATCTCGGTGGGCCGTGGCAGACGTAGACCCACTGGACTTCACCATCCTCCTCTAGCTCCTCAATCTCCTCCAGCTCCGACATTGTTAGAAGGGTCTTGGTTACCATCCCCGCCTCCACTACCAGGAGCCCCACCAGCACCTGTGCCGTCACTGGGCATCGGTGGCTCCTCTTCAATCGCGGCCTGCTCGTCCTCGAAGCTCATCTGGGTCCAGCCCTTGTCGACTAGCTTGTCATGGATTGACTCCTTCGAGAGCGGCAGACCCATAGACTTCGCGGTCATGACCTTGACCATGTCATCAGGCACCAGCGGCGTATCGCTGAACTCGAGATTGGGTGTGATGGTGACCGTCAGTGGGTCGAGTCCCATCCAGGTCGCCACTGAGCGCAGCACCTGCTGCAGGCCAGCGGCCCCAGCGAGGGCTATTTGATGGAGCGTCACTGTCTGAGCGGCCACGCGGATATGTAGCGCCTCGCCACTCTCCTTCATGGAGCTGGTGGTATCGATCAGCTGGCCAGCGCGGTTCTTGGCTTCCTTCAAGTCGTTCTCGAGAGCAGAGCGCTGCTCCGAGAGGCCCGTTCCACTCACGCCGACATACTTGGCGTCGCCATTGAGCGGGAGATTGATCACCGACCCAGCGCCGACCCGAGTTACATCATCCTCGTTCTGACTCCCCATGATGACCAGTGTGTCCTGGCCAGTCATGAACAGGTTCTGACGATAGTCTGCCTCGCCGCGATAGATGGCCAGGGCGAGGTTGGCCAAGCCCAGGAGCGGGGGATCGGCTGGCGTCGGAACGATGTCAGACGAGTTGATGATGACGAAGGGAAGCTCCTGGAGCGTGTTGCCACGAATGGATGGAGCCGACAGCGCTGATGGGTTGAACTCCAAGCCAGTCTCACCCTCGGTGCTGGTGAACAGGCCTTGCTGATAGACACCACTCTCCTCGTCCTTCAGCACATCACCGAGCACGAGCACGCGATAGATTTGGGTGTAGCGCCACGTGAAGTCCATCTGACGCTCGTACGTGCTCTCATTGAGCACCACGAGGTTCAGCTTCGGCAGGGACAGCTGGTCAGGAGCGCCCTCGTCCCAGTTGAGAATTGTCTCAGCCTCGTAAGTGACGAGGTAGGGCATCGGTGGCTGGTCAGGTATCGGCTGAGCTGGCATGTCAGCCAGCAGTCCGACCCGGCCACTCACCAGCTGCTGCTCGTTGATGCGCCGGAGCACGAGCTCCAGCGGCTCGCCACGCAGCGAGGCGCGCTCACGCATGAACTCCATGGCGGCCGGCAGCTCGATCGTCGGGGGCTTTGACCACATGGTGCCGAGCATGGCTCGCACGCCATCGGCGACAAGGTCGTGGAACACTGCTCTCAGCTTGTAGGCCTCATAGGCCAGCTGACCGGGCTGACCCTTAGCCATCCCATCAGCCTTCATTCCGGCGGTTGACGGCAGATAGACCTCGCCAGCGGCCTTCACGATCCGCTCGCCGCGATATGTGTCGCGCATCGTCGTCCAGTCCACCAGGAACTCAGCGAAGAGCGGGTGCACATTGTTGACAGCCATCGTCAGTCCTCCATCTCGTCGCGGCGATGATACTCGCGATCCCTAGAAGTGACCAACAGTCTTTCCGCCGCCGATCGCGTTGCCGATGTCGCGGACCCGATAGCGCACCTCGTCGCCGACGTGGTCCTCGGCTGTCGTGTCGACGTCGTCAGGGTCTTTCTCATCCCGTGGAAGCCCAGGGACGGTGCGGATGAACTGATGACAGTTGTCAAAGACGAACAACCCAGGGCGCTCGCGTGGCGTTCCATCAGCCGGGCGCTTGGCGTCGGACAGCACCTTGCGCACCGCCTCCCAGCCCATCTTGCGGCTCCCTGGCTTCTTGTCAGCCGGCGTCCAGCGCACGCCGTGATAGACCTTGCCGTCCTCCAGGCGTACCTTGCGAGCCATGTCGTCAGCGATGCACATGCCGTTCTCATTGGCGAAGATAGCACTATCAGCCGGTCCAGCCTTGACACGTCCATGCAAGCCCCACCGCACCTCGCGGTCGACGATGCCCTTGGCGACGCTAACCGCCAGCATCTTCAGACCCTCGTTCGGCTTGCCGGTCCAGCCGTACCACTCAGCGATGCGGAAGAGGTCGCCGCGCACCGTCGAGTGCCAGCGTCCATCGGCGCCGACATAGTCGCTGCCGTCACTGCGCGCCCACCAGCCGACAGAGAACGGCGCGGACGAGCCCCAGTCGAAGGAGCGGTCCAAGCGCCAAGTCTGCGGCACGGTGAAGCGCTTGATGATGTGCACCGCTGGGTCCCAGACGTCGCCGAACATGCCGCCAGCCACGATGTCCCACGAGCCACGCAGCCACGCCTCGGCCATCGCTGGGTTGCTGGCGGAGGCGATGATGGTCTGCTTGTAGTTGGGGTCAGCGTCGAGCAGTATCTTGTTCTCGTCAATGTGACCGTGGATCGCCGCTCGGTAGGGCTCAGGCCTGCCGTCGATGTCCACCGCGTCAGTGACGATGATGGTCAGCCACCACTGACCCTCCAGCCGCCAGCGCTGCTTGACCCAGTTGTGACCCACACCATAGGGGTTGGTGGTGGCGCGGATCATCTTCGGCACACCACGTGTGGACGAGCGGCAGCAGCTAAACATCGACTTGTAACACTCGTCAGTCGCCCAGCTGGTCAGCTCCTCCCAGCCGATGAATGGATACTCGTGGCCGTGGTAGTTCCAGTAGTCGCTCGGCGTCGACATGTGACGAAACATGAGCACCTCGCCAGTGCTCCACTCCCACATCATCTTCGCCTTGTTGAACTTCGCGGCCTCGCCAAAGATCAGCCTGAACCACTTCTCGCTCTTGGCCTGGATGTCAGCGAGCTGTGGATAGGTCTGGCGAAAGATGATACCACGCCACGCCGACCTGAAGCCCTTCCCAACGTGCTGTGCAAACGCCATCAGCAGGGCGTCTGTCTTGCCGGGACCTCGTGTGCCATGGAACAGACACTCCAGCAGGCTGCACTGGAGGAAGGCGACCTGCGAGCCGTTCTGTGGAGCCCAGGCCACAGGCACACCCCTGACGACCTTCGGCTTGACGAGCTCTTCCTTGATGACGGCGGCCAGATAGGCCTCGTCGAACTGTCGGCGCTCATCGTCTGTCGGCTCATGGCCATCAGGCCTTGGTCTTGTCACTGCCACCCTCTGGCGCCACGCGCGTGTTGTTCAGCATCTGCTGCTGCTCGATCCAGTCTGCCGGGCTGAGGTCAGCAGGCGCCACCAGCACGCCAGCCTTCACGTTCATGTCGATCTCAGCGCGCTCCTTATACTCAGGGTTGGTGCGCTTCAGCTCCATGGCGATCAGGTTGGTGGGATACTCTTTCTCATGAGCGACGACCTCGTCCTTGAACCTACCACCGATGATGGGTTTCTCAACACCGTCCATCATCAAGCCCAGGGCATGGGTGTGGATGTAGTCCGCGTACATCGACATGGCGTGCTCGCACGCGGAGTTGAAGTCAGGGTCATTGGCGCGGTGGCTTGAGACTGTCTGGATTGTCACACCAGCTTTCTCAGCTGACTCACCCTTGCGGCCAGTCCTGCATAAGTTCTCAAGGTATATCCGCTTGGCGTTGTCGTCAAAGACGACCTTGGCCACCTGGAAGCGCTCACGCCACGAGCTCGCGGCTCGGAGCCTCGCCTCTTTCTCAGCTGGTGTCTCACTGAAATCCCCGAAGCGCTTGCCCTTGTTGGCGGGCGGCTTCCCCTTGTTCGGCCCTGGCCGAGCTGCTGTCATGTTTCCTCTCCTCCGATCGCCCCATGGCGACAGGTGGCCGCCCTCGCCCATGCGAGGCAACCGGGACAAGGATGCGTCGAGACGAGGTCCTCGGCAAGCCCAGGGGTCGAGCGCAAATCCCGTCCTCGTTAACATTCCCTAAGTCGAGTGCAGAGGCCCCTAAGTCGAGCAAGTCGAGTACGGGTTTCCGTGTTAAAACAACCACTTACTCTACTTACTCTACTTACTCTACTAATAGAAGAAGAGTAGTAGAATATGAGGAAATGAGCGATTTCCCGCCTCCTGGGCTCCAGAACCCTAGCGACTTAAATCGCGTTGAGTAGGTCGAGCAAGTCGAGTTTTATTGTAAATCACCTCAATCCCTCAATGACTTAGCCTCGCTCGACCTTGATGATAAGACAACCACAAGTCGAGTTAGTCGACCGAAGTCGAGTTAAGTCGAGCGCGGCTCCTCAGAGGCCGATCGTCGGGTCACTATCATCATGAAAGTCACTAGAGCTCGCCTCTGGCGACCCTGAGGCGACGCTAGGGGAGCGGTGGGGGCATCGCTCGTACGCCACTCGCGGCGCAAAAAGAAGCCCCTGGCGGGGACGTGCCAGGGGCTCCTCAGAGGCTAGCGGTGGCTCAACGGCCCCCTCTCTAGCCGAGCTAGCTGGCCTTCCTCGGCCGCCCCTTGGGCTGGCTGAAGTTGGCCAGCCAGACCCATGGCTTGGCGCGAATTTCGGCGGCGATCTGCTTGAAGTCATAGTCACCGCTGTCATTACGCTGGGCTAGAGACGTATGCTGGCGCGCCTTCTTGGCTTGACCAACCCCTCCATAAAGACGGAGAGCCTTGATAACTTTGTCAGGCGCCGTGGTGTCCTTGCCATCGAATAAGACACAATTTGCCTTGGCAATTCTCTTCTCCGCGCAGCCCAGCAGCTTCGCCGCCACACCCAGGCAGCAGTAGCTCCGGTGGCGCGGCTTCTCAAGACTACAGAGGTTGCCGATCCCCTGCTTGAACTTCCCGCTCTCCAGCGCCTCCAGCCACCTCTTCTGAGTCGGCGTGAACTTGTTGGTGATCAGCACCCTTCCCTTGATCGTCTTGTTGTACTTCTTCTCAGTCATGATCTCCTCCTATCAATATCAAGCACCCACCCTCGGATGGGCTTGAAGTCCGAGGGTGGGGCCTCAGCCCACCAGCGTGGCCAACTATCTCCCAGCCGGCGGGTCAACCTGATCTCTCGTCATGGGAGAGCACCTGCTTCACAGAGCTCACCATCTCCTCAGGGATGAAGCCAGCCTCGCTGAGGTACTCGGCCATCTGGACGCTGCCAAGCCCGCTCTTCACCACCAGCCCACTGGCGAGGTGGACGACCCCATAGCTCGCCCCCTGGGCGTCCTGGCTGTGGATGATGAGATGGACGTACTCCCTCTCCATGCCGATCTCCTCGCCGATGACGCCAAGTCGCCGACCACCAGCTACCTCTCCAGGCCGCCATGTCACCTTGAGATCGACGATCATAGCAGGTCTCGCAGCTTCTTGCGCAGCAGCTCGCGGAGCTCAGCCTCACTGAGCTTCTCAAGCTCCAGCTTCAGCGCCTGTCTGACCTGTGACTTGTAGTTCTCAGTGCCGACATTTCGGCGAACGACGTCCTCCAGCACGCCCTTGTCGACCTGGATATACTTGAGACGCAGCTTCACCTGTGTCTCGATCTCCTCCTTAGCCATCTGTCGGACGATGACGTCGATCTCGGCGCGCAGATTGGGGAACTCCTCTGAGAGGTAGCGGCGCACCGCGTGGTGCACCTCGTGGATGAGTGTTGTCATCAGATCACCCACCCTCGCTTGCTCCACTCGACCATCACCTTGCCGAGCTCGTCGTCAGGCAGGTCGAACATGAAGCTATTGGAGCCCAGGCACAGCATGGCGTTGCCGGCCCCACTGCTCATGGCGGCGAGCTGTCGGTGGCGCTCGCTGGCTGTCACTGGGACATTGACTGGCTGGATGCCGGAGTTGATGATCTTGTTTCTCGGCTGAGGCGGTGGCAGCTGAACCGGGAGAGGGAAGTTGAACGCGGCTGGCGCCTGGAACTCGATCTGACTTCGATCCAGCTCGATCTTCCCATGGACCGGCCAGCTCGGAAATTTGCTGGCCTGGCATGAGGCGTAGTACAGGTCATCACTATGCCTGCCGACCGCGTGCTCACAGCCGGCGAGGGCTCCAGTGACCACCGAGATGCGATATCTGACGGTGTTCTCACCCACCTCTGACTTGTAGGCGTTGAAGCCGATCTTCAGGCGCCCGAGTAGCTGTGGCTGGGAGAGCGCCTTGTAGACCTCGCCGTCGAAGCAGACTGTGATGGTCTTGCCTGTGTTGCTGACTGTGAACCGCATGATGTCCCTCTTGTGGCTTGTTATCCTCCACGCAGCATGCGCGAAGGACAACAAGCGAGCTCTCACAATCCCTCAGCAGTCCATCATCATCGCGGCGGTCTCGCTGGCGCCACCATCATAGACGACGCCACCCTCGCCCTCGAAGTAGAGCTCGTTGGCTCGCTCCGCCAGTCGCCGCGTGGCGTGCGGTCCCTGGTGCTCAGGCTGGTCCTGGTCGTCGCCGACCTCCACGTACCAGCCGGCCCTGCGTGACTTGCGTGACTTAACCATTCTCCCCTCCTCGCCTCGCGATCTCTCGCTCTACCATGACTATCGCATCCTCCAGCTCAGCGGACAGCATCCCTGACTGCTGATCTACGAGCTGGCGCTTGATCTCAGACAACTTGTCGACACTCATCTGGGTGATAGCGTCCCCCATCCAGGTGCGACCTGCCTCCCAGGTTGGACAGTCACCAAATGGGCTCCTTCGGGTGATGTGGCCACCAGCTGGCTGTCTCTCCGAGTTTAGCCAGTAGAACGCGGATGGTATTGATATCTTTGGCGCCTGCCACCCACACCAGCCATCTCCACTGGGGTGGAGATTTCCACCCCTCGTGAAGCGCCACTTGGCGTGCTTGCAGTTTAGACAACTCTGCTCCATGGCGCTACCCCTCCTACGCTACAATCCTGACACGTGTCAGCTGTGTCTGCTTGACGCTGTTGTACTCAGTGTGTCGCTTCACCGTGCCATCAAGCTTGACATTCTCACCTACTCTCAATCCTGCCTCGGTGCCAGTGAACCACGTCAGCAGGTTGCCATCCTTGGTGAGGAACTTGACCAGCACACACTCGCCGAAGGCGCCACCTCCCACCACGCGGGTGTCGAGCACGGTGGCCTCCAGGCCGCGCAGCCGCTCCTTCTCCGAGCCTAGGTGCTGGCTTCGAGCGAGCTCGATGTCACGCTGGGTGCGCTTTAGCTCTAGCTCCTTGGCGCGGCTCCAGGCGGCGATGGCGCTGATGGCCATGGCCATCCGGCGCTCGTCGGCGAGGTACTCGCCAGCCAGCAGCACCTTAAGGTTGTGGCTGTACTCGTTCTCATCCCTCAGCTCCTCACGCACCCAGCGGATGATCTCCAGCGCCTGGGCCTCGTCCTCTGGCGTGCGCTCCTGGTGCAGCCGGCGCTGGAGCTTCTTCTCCTCCTCCGTCATCAACCAGCCACCGATGCCAAGCCAGACGTAGCTCACCGTTGAGGTAAGGTTGAGCGCCTCGGCCTGCGACTTGCTGCACCAGCCGAATAGGCGGGTGGCGACGCAGGCGAGCTCCAGCGCCTTGGTGGTCGGCTGGAAGCGGCGGCCTCGGCCGGTGTACTCCTCGCTCAGCTCGCGGAGCGCGGCGATGAACTTGAACCGACCCAGCAGCGCGCTGAGGTCCTCCGTGCCCAGAAAGTCCTGCAGGCACTGGCGACCGACCTGCATCTGGTTGCCAGTGCAAAGCTCGCGGAGGATGTAGAGGTCCTTGCGCTGACGCTGCACATTGCAGTGCTGGCATTCGGCGCTGTGGTGAGCCCAGAGGCGAGTGACCTCAGCTCCTGTCGCCTCATCCAAGTCTGGGCGAGACAGCAGCAGGCGGCCTTGGGGCAGATGCTCGACGTGCGCCAGGAACTCCCAGCCAGAGACACGAGGCGCTCGGCCGGCGAAGGTGATGTTAACCTGCCGGATGGCGGTACGCCGCTTGGAGCCATCCCAGCATGTGACCTCCACCCACTCGATGTAGGGCTCGCTGAAGCTGACAGTGATGTCACTGAGCCGGAGCTGGCGGGCTTTGCCCTGCAGCTTCTTGACCATCTCCCGCGCGTCGTCCAGCCGCTCGGCCAGGATCGACACCTTCTGGATGACCTGTGACTGGTCCATGGTGATCTCCCTTTCTGATGAGGCAGTATGTGGGTAGCCCTGCGGGAAAGACAAGTCTCTCCCCTCCACTTTTCTCAGAATTTCTTCCAGTCGTCGGCGAGCAGCCACTTGTCAGTGGTATAATTGTCCCTTACCACCGCCTCGGCTCCCTCTGGCCACTGGCCGCGCCGCTCCATCCGCTCGACGATGGCCCTGGCGAGCTCCAGGGTGACCGGGTAGGCCACGAGGACGCGCGGGGCGCCCTCGTGCTCAGCCCAGAGGGCGAGGCCAGTCACTGGCCCTGCTCCACCATGTGCTGGTCCTTGTCCTGCATCCACTTGAGGAGCTCCTGAAGGCGGGTCAGCTCCAGCTGGCGCGCGTCCTCGAAGGCCAGCAGAGCGGCCTTCTCACCATTGCCGTTCATCGGTTGAAGCTTGGAGATACGGAGCCCTGTGCAGCGAGGAAACTTGGTGGCCATTGCAAGGTCGCAGACTGATGGCTTCCCACCGTCGAAGTTGACTGGCATGCCAGCCTCGCGGAAGTAGTAGACATAGCCGCTACCCTCGGTCACCTTGGTCTGCTCAAGGCGCTGCTGCAGGTCGGCGATGAACTCGGCGCGGAGCTCGGCGGGGGTCTTGGTGCTTTCCATCTCTATTCTCCCTTTCTGAGGGCCGACCGCCGGCCCAATGAGAGAAAAGATGGGGGCCTGTCCCGGGAAAGACAAGCCCCTTGAGAGTTATTTTGTCAGGAGAAAACAAGATAGTTGTTAACAAGTATTAACCGCGACGGCGGTGGCCTCGCGGCTCCTGGCCGGCCTCGGCCCGGAACTTGTGAGGGGCCACGTTCACGATGGGCTCGCCCTTGGCCCGGAGACGGTCGATGAGCCCTCTCGCCGCCTTGGGCTGAGGGAGGCCGAGCTGCTCGGTGAGCTGCTCCACGGTGGCTCCGCCTCGACGGCGGAGCAGGCGCAGGGCCTGGGTCTGGTTGTTGTCGTTCATGGGATACTCCCTTTCTGGCTGACGCCCCACCGGCTGGGACGTCTAAGTAAGCAACGCACGGAGGTCGCGTTAGTTCCAGTGGGGGCTAGTTCTTGACGTCTCGCTCCTCGCGTTGCTCACTAGCAAACATAGTCTTGCCTTCCATGGAAGACAACGTATGGCCAGTTGTTCCTGAGAGCCTTTAAACCTGTCTTCAGTGAGGTGGAAAGAATGCGGAAATGTTTCAGCGGAGGCCAGTACGACCGCGCAGATACTCTCGCCAATGTATCTTCAGGTAGCCATCGCCCTCCCAGACATAGAAGCCCCACCGTCCAAGGTCAGGCCCTCTGATGACGAGGCTCTGGATCGGCCAGTGGTCGGCCTCCACGATCCGGTGCGCGTACCACCTGTCTCTCCAATGCCACCGCCACGGCTCGACATAGTTGTCGTGCTTATAGAGCTGCATGCCGCCCTCTAGCACCTCCTCGGTGTAGCCAGTCAGCGGCATCGTCCAGAAGTCCCATGGGTGGTCATGTGGGTCCTCATCCTCGTCCGGGCGGTAGATGGTGTGCCAGACAAGCTGACCCCACCCAGGAATTAGTGGAGTCAGCTTGACCCGCCGCATATACAGCGACCCGTCCGCCCCGTAGATGTAGCGGCAGGGCCACCTCATAGCAGCTTATTGTCCCCGCGCCGGATTGTCCAGAAGTCGTTGGCGAGGTTCTTCGAGCTGATGTAGTCGAAGGGCATCGTGAAGTAGCCACGCCTGCCCCAGCTCGGCCCCCAGCTGTTGCGCACCAGGACGCGGCGGGTGATCTGCGAGTAGCCGACCGCCAGGACGGCGTGGCCACCGAGCAGGCGCTCTCCAGATGTGGGCATCCGGAGAAGGCCGGTCCGTGCAACCTGGGCACTCTCAAAGTCCTCGTAGACCGAGAACCCAAACACGAACGGGAACCCCTGGGCGAGGCAGTCCATCATGCTAGCGAGGTCGCCGTCCGCGATGCGGTAGTACGAGCTGATCTTCCGCGTCAACCCGTCCGCGTAGGCCGCCTTCGGCGGCTTGGTGGCGAACTTCTTGATGTCATAGGGCCACACCACCTCACCGGCCGCGCCGTACTTGGCGAGGCCCTTGATGCCGTCCCGGATGCGCGCACCCGCGTCCTGGCCGACAGTGCCCTCCATCAGCCGCTCGTTGTAGTAGATGAACAGCCGGCTGATGTCCTTGAACGGCACGCCGTCCTCGTCCTCCAGGAACTCCAGGTGGCCAGCGATGGCGTTGCCAGTGCATGAGCCAAGGTCCCCCTGGTCCTCGACCTGCGAGCAATAGTGGGTCAGGTCGACGCTGGTGGGTAGCCGTGCCACCTTTATCCGTTGCTCATACCCAAGGTCACGGTGATCCGGCAGGTCGGGGTGCCAGCTGTACTTTCTCTTCTTCGCGGTCATGTATCTCTCCTGAGAGGTTGTCCTCACCCATCCCTAGAATGGAGTGGGATCAGCCGGTGGCGCAATCCTCATGTCGACATAGCTTGGTACTGTCTGATCAGCTGGAGGCATTCTCACCTTAAGTTGCTCAGCGAGCCCCGCGATGACGTCGATCAGGTAGTTCTGGAAGTCCCTTGACCCATCGCTGAAGAAGAACTCAAGGTGGAGGTGCTCCTCCAGCAGTGTGCCGATCAGGCAGCGCGTGCCACGGGTGAAGGCCAGCTTGCTAATCAACACCTTCTTCTCATATACCCGGCCGAGCATGTTGGCGCCCAGGGTGTCGACGACCACGATCTGGTGCTTGTCGACGTTGTAGCCCAGGAGGAGGAGGGCAGCCTTGGCCTCCTCCAGCTGGTGCTGCTCGTAGGAGCTGAGCATGGCCGGCTGGAGCACAGTCTCCTGGCGCCGCCACTTGCGGAGCACTCCGAGCGCCGACAGGTTGAGCGGCAGAGACACCTCCTTGGCCAGCACCTCGCAGACGTCGAGCCACTCATCTGATGGCCGCTGGTCCAGGTAGCCAAGGTCCAGGCCATGCTCCAGGCTCTCATTGGACGTCGTTAGCCAGCGCCAGAGCAGCTCCTTGTCGTTGCTGTTGATCACGAGATGTCGGATCGCCAGCGTCGCTTGGTGCATGTTCTTGACGGTGCGATCTTCGGTCAAAGCAAGCGGCGCCAGGATGTTGTAGGTGAACGCGCTTGTCTTCTCCAGCTCGCCGGCCAGGATGCCACGATAGTAGATGTGGTTGCTCTCGCCCTCATACACCTCGCAGGAGGGGCTGGAAGCGATGAGTCCAGCCCTGTTGGTGAGCACGATAGAGCCACGCTTCTCGAAGCAGTCATCAAACTCAGCCAGCCCCTCCACGATGACAGTGGTGTGCTCGTCATCGAGCAGCACCTGGCTTCGCTCTGGGCGATGGAACACCTTACCCTTCTCGTCCAGTGTGTTGCAGTAGAGCTCTCGGAAGGCCTGCCACACCTCCCAGGTCTGGCCCATCTTGGTGGTGAAACCGAGCTCCTGGCCATTCATGGTGACGATGTCGAACTCGTCGACCCGCACGCGAGCTCTCTTTATGTCGAAAGAGTATGACTGGATGCCACGGTAGATGGTGATCGCCCCACCACGCCGAAGGATGATGGCGATGGCGTACTTCAGGCCGGTGCCGAAGAAGCCGATGGCGTTCTCTGTCTCCTTGCTGCTGACCCCGAAGGTTGTCACCGCGCGGATGTCGATCAGGCCCTTGTTCTGGAAGATGATCATGCTAGACCCCCGTCAGGATGATGTGCTTAGCGCGCTCGATTATGCCCAGGGAGTGAATGAGGCTCGGCGTGGCCTGTGCGAAGCTGCACCCACCCTCCCTGAAATGCATGCAGATCACCACGCCAGTGAGGTCAACCTTACCATCGTCGATGTCGCGCAGCACGCTGATCAGCGCGTCCCTCGGTGTCCAGTCAGCCCCGTCTCGTGTCTTGTCGGATTTTGCCTCCCCAATGGTGAGAGGATAGTCAGCGAAGGTCTCGCCCTCGGTGCCCTTCTCGGACATTTGTAGCCCCCAAGTCTCTAGAGATACGGGAGGAGCCGGATAGCTCCTCCCAACCGCGTCGATATTGCTAGCTCAGGCCAAGCCAGCTCTTGACCTTGTCCTGAGCATTCTTGACGAACGCCGGTCGCGGGGTCAGCCAGCCGACCACGAGGCCGACGCTTCCCCAGACGAGCAGTCCACCAATGTCCATCGCTATTCACCTCCCTCCTTGAAAAGATAGCACGGCTGATCGAGCTCGATCTCGGCCGCGTTGCACGCCTTGCAAAGGCCGAGCACCACGCTACCATTGCGATCCTTTATCGCATCGGGGACGTGGTCATCTCCGTTTTCGAAGAGATGATGCTTACTCAGCACCGCGTGAATGTCCGGCGGTGTCCAGCCAGCCGGCTTGATCACCCGCCCTCCTGGGCTCTTCACCGGCTTGCCGTCCACCAGCTTGTCCATGTTGGAGCGGTGGACCTCTTGGAATGCATCATCAAAGTGATGATGCATTCCGAGTGCTAGCACGGCGCCGCTTACGACATACTGAATGTCGCACAGCGCGTCCATCGTCTCGACCAGGGACTTGTCGTGCATCGCCTCCGCCAGCTCGGCCGTCTCCTCGATGATGAGGTGCAGGCGCATGAACGCGACGCTGCCAGAGGCGTTGGCGAGGTCCAGCAGGTTCTGTGAGAACTGACCTAGGGCGTAGGCGGTGTCGCGGAGCGCCTCCTTCTCGACGCCGATATAGTCCATGTCCCGCGCCACAGGGATTGTCGGCCGGCTGGGGCCATGGAGCTCGAATGAGCGGTGGAACTCCTCCACCATGCGAAGATAGTCCATCAGTTTGGCCTCCCCTCGACGCCCTTGGACATGTCAGCGATCTCCTCACGCGCCGCTGTGCAGCGAGGACACCCGCAGGGCTTCTCCGGCACGTTGAGGAACGCGACGCCGTGCTCGTTGAGATAGGTGGTGTCAAGGTTGGCGCTGGTGACGAGCTCCGCGCCGTGGAGCGGCAGCGTCTGCCCAGCGCGCTCCAGTACGTCGGCGATCTGACCAAGCAGCTTGGTGGCGTAGGCGTTGTGCGCCTCACACAGCAGCGCGATCCGCTTCTCGGTCTCGCTCTGTAGCTCGTCGATCGCCGACTTGGTCTGCGCGTTGTTGCGGTCCATCAGCCGCGCCAGCTCGTCGAGCCCGTTGGTGTTGTCAAGCTTGAAGATCATCGCCCCTGTCTCCTCTTGGTGGCCATGTGAATAATCCTGAGTATCAATACAAACCAGAGCAGCACGAGAAGCACATAAATCAGCGGGGTTATGTCATCTATCGCTCTGCGCATCCCCTTGTCAACGCGCGCCAGGAGGTAGCAGGCCTCCACGATGAGCGCGCCGATGATGAGGTAGTAGTCGAGGTAGATCAGCACCGTGTGGCCTTCAGCTCCAGGCCGAGACCACGACCAGCACAGACCTCATACTCGAAGCGGAGCTGACCAAACTGCTGTACCAGCCGAGTGAGGAGCTGCCGTGGCGACGCATCACGCGCCACTCTAGCTCCGAGCCGAGCGGCCACCGCGCCGATCTCTGCAATGGTGATCTCTTCTCCAAGCTGATATGGCTTCCTCATGTCCCGCTCCCTTGTCTTCCCCAGCATGCCCTGCCTCGCCCTCCTGGGCAGTCAGGGAAGCCGGTCCAGGTAGAGGAACTGACCTTCTTGTCTGGAGGAGGGGATCACACCTGTGACCCTTCCTCCAGATACTATGTATACCGAGCCTTGTTGAGGCCCAGAGGGAGCAACGCCGGAGGCTGGCTGGGTGTTGTAGGCCGACGCAGGCAGCGCCTGCCTCGCGAACTCACGGATGGCCGGGTCCACCTCGCAGCCGGTGAGCAATAGCGTCACAGCCGCGAGCAGCAGGGTCAGGCCCAGGAGCCAGAGGGCTTCACGCATCTTGCACTCCCTTGTTAGCGGCCTTGGCGGCGAGGAAGGCGTCTGCACTCCATCCTTGTCTTGGCCCAACGCAGAGCGGCCGGCTTCAACCATTTCCGGTGTCGGGTCCTTCGGTAGCACTTTCGCATCCCCCGCCATCACGACAGGCTGTGCGGCGCTGATGATCTTAAGCTGGAGGCCGCGATGTGCCCACTTCACGCCCTCCATAAAGGCATCAAAGTGTGAGTGATTTTGATATTTGTCTTCCCACCAGGTATCAAAGACAGACCTGGCATCCCCCACCGCCGCGACCGGCTGCGCGAGGGCGGCATGCTGCATCCACCCGTAGAACATAGCATCCACATGAGAGTGCTTGAACATCGGCTTGTCCCAGCCGTCTAGCGTCTCCGCTAAATCAAGATGCGGATTGGCCGCCTTGAACTTCTCCCGTTCCTGCTCGCGATCTGTCATCATGGCTTAGGCTCCGCAGGTATGAGGGCGGTCAATTCGACCCATGCAGCGATCACAGATAGGTTGTGGCTTTAACCGCTCATTCTCTTCCCGCAACCGCTTCACTTCCTCAATCAGCGGCTTGGCTGCGTTGCGGATCGCGGCGATGAAATCGGCAT